TCACCTTCGGCCACCATTTTTTCATGAACCTGGTGACTTTCTTTTCCCACGGGTTAGTTTTCTTCGCCTCCTGGGACTCATCACCATCAACGATGACCGGATAGTCCTGCCAGCATCCATCCAGAAGGCGATGCACCACAGCGAATCCGACGGCGTTGCGCCGGTACATGTTGTAAAAGTCATGGAAGGTAATGGTGCGCGGGTAACCAAACTCCTGATAGAGCGTCGGGCGCTTGGTATTGCCCCCGCCGATACCGATGGCGTTAAGGTAATTCGCTCGCCGCATTTCAGTGGCGAGATTGTTCACAGCCAGTTGAAGGCCGTTATCTTGTTCGCTCACTGGCGATGCTCCTTAGAAGAATACTGTACCGACGCCCTGACCACTTAACTCAGTCATTGCCCATACGAGAGCATCAAGCCGATCGGGTGATTTTTTGGCGGTAGTTGGGATGTATTCCATTTGCTGATTTTCGAGGTTGTAGAGATTGCCGTGATGGGCAACCCGCCCCTGCGAATAGAGTGCTGAAATTGGCTCTGCTCGGGCAAATTTACCCTTACTGGCGTGTACGCGGATAATCCGCCCCTTAAACCCAGCGTTTCTTAGCGTGTCCTCAGCCATGTCTCCGCCCTGATTGGTTTCAATGACGATCGCGTCAGCCTCATGAAGGTCGTAAGCCTCCATTGCCTTTGTCGCCCAGCCGTTAGGTGAATATTTTCCGCTGTAATCGCCATCAGCAGAGTATTGCCTTCGGTCTCCAGTACCGTAAACACTGGCGGCTATGATGCCTGTCTCGTCGCTTTCTTCGCTGTTCGTGGCCTGCGGGTCAATTGCGATAACCGTTCGCGTAAGCTCTTCAGTGATATTGAGCGCCCTAGCGGCGCTGATCATCTCCTCGTTCCACAGAGCCCCCTCCGCATTGAAGCGTTTTGGGTTCTGCATGTACTGAGCTTCGGCGGTGCGCCGGTGAGAGAACAGAGATACACGGTGCGATTCGTTATGCTTAAACGGCCATAGCCAGCCATCTGGCAGGCCGTGGTCAATCGGGATAGCGTGAGTGTTTTCTGGATATGTTTCTTCGTAGCTGCGGCTGTTATCGATAATCACCGGCAAATTCAGGTGATGCCACTTTTCCCCACTCCCACCACGCAACAGATAGCCGCTCAGGTCGTGGTAGTGGATTCGTTGCATGATGACAATCATCGGCGTCGTCTCGATCGCCAGTCGTGATTTGATTGTCTCGTTGAAACGGTTATTGACTCCGTCGCGGACGATCTCAGAGTAAGCATCATCCGGCTTAACCGGGTCATCGATAATCAGCGCGCCCTGCCAGCCTGGTTCCATGTGTCCGGCGCGAAAGCCCGTAACCTGCCCGGCAGCTGACGACGCATAAACGCCGCCGCCATGTTCAGTCCACCACATAGCCTTACTGTCTGCATCATCACGCAGCGCCATCGGCCACATTGACTGATAGGCCTGCGACTTAATCATTCCGCGCGCGGTGGAAGAGTTCAGCAGCGCCAGGTTATGAGAATAGGACAGATGCATGAAGCGGGCCCGGCAGTTAAGCGCCAGTCCTCGGCCCATCATATTGATGGTCGCCAGCTCCGTCTTCGTATAGCCAGGGGGGACATTGATAATTAGGCGCTGAATCTCACCATCAATGACGCGATCCAGTGTTTTCTGAATCACCTTGTGGTGAGGCGCAACTATCATCTTGCCGCCGGTGCGCTGCTTGAAGAAATATCGAGCGCAGTAAAGCCCGTCCTCCTCACATTCCACCTTTCTGGCAAACGCCTTTTGCTCAGCAGTCGTCATCCTCCATCATCTCCTGCCGTGCGGACTTGTATTCCTCTTTGCTCATGGTGATCGTCTGGATGGCGCCACCATTTGGGCCGGAATGTTCAAACTTGTGCTTATTGGTGTAGGCATCTCCGCATTCCTTGGCGGCTTGCTCAATAATCTCAGCGGTGAGCGCGAGGTTTTTCATTCCCTCGGCGCGCGCAGCCATGCGGTCCAGAACGCGAAGCCGGTACGCCTTGTTTGCGATTGGGATGTCGGAAATTTCGTTGAGGAAGCGGTCACGGGTACGGTTGAAGAGATCGACCCATTTCTGCGCCAGGCCCTTGCCGCTTATCTTCGTCGGGTCGTTTTGCTCAACCTGTTGGCGGGTAATCTGAACACCAAATTCTTTCAGGACGGACTCGACCACTTGAGAGGGGGTATCAAAGCACGCAACTGATTGAACTATGAAGGCTTTAATCTCTGGTTTTAATGCCGCCATAATTCACCATCCGTCCTAACTAGTCCTGAATTTATGCCAACTTCAGCATGCACGTCCCGCACGCTCTGGCAACATCGATATGAGCAACCTCCGCCGGCCTGTTCGCCGCATCTACCATCTCTTGCACGTCTTTGCTGGCGCCGTAACGCCGAACTACTCCGACGAACTCCTCGACGTCATGGCCGCGAAGTTTGAGTACCGGCATTCCGGTCTCTTTGTTGAACTTCGGCGCGCCATAGTCATCGGTAGCCTGGGCGATGTGGTAAAGTTCATGCTCTACCAGTGCGCAGAACTCCAGATCGTTGCATTGCTCGCAGTAGTCAGCAGCCAGAGTGATGATGAACTTCGGTATACGACCGAACCATTCATGCATCTGCTGCTCCATGCGGGACTTCTGCCAGCCGCCGGCGCGCATCATTACCTGTTCACACTGACCCAGCACAATGCGCCCGCTTTTGGCGAATGAGCCAGAGGCCCACATGAACGCGACATCAGCATCGAGCAAGTGCGCATGGTCAGGGTTATGGATTCGTCCGTCTTCGGAGAGGATGTTCTGGTTAACCCACTCACCAATTTCGGCGGCAGGAATCAGCCGGGTATATGGCAACCAGTTTTCGCCAGTGAAGTTGGCGGGAGGGTATGGCCTGCGGTTGTCATTTTCAGCCATACAGAACAATCCTCTGGTTTACTTTGATACTTACCCGGCAATTTCGAGACAAGCGAATCAGAAAACTTACATAAAACTCTGTCAATGGCGCTTTTATGGCACCGTTTGCAGAACTTTATATTTACGCCTGCTTGCCAATTACAGGGGTAATCCGGATGCACTTCTTAGTGAGCCAGCCCCAGCGCAAAAGCACTGAAAGGATGAGCAGCGGCTTCATATATGGGCGAAGCGTAATTTCCGCCATTAGGATTCCAGTAGTGCGCATATGGATTACCTCGTTGTGACATTGTCGAGCCACCTCTTGAAGTGGCTCTGTAATGCCCTACTGACGTTTTGCTTCTGCCTGCCTGATGTCGGCCTTGTCGCGGTTACACTGCCCCAGCGCTGATAGCAGGCTGACGTTTAAATCGAGGCTCTGGCCCCACGTCAGATTGTCAGGGATTTCCGGTTGCGGGGTGTCAGCCGTCAGGTTGGCCGGTAGCGGGACCTCCGGCACTTTGACGTAGACCGTTCGCGAATTGTTGCAGCCGCTTAACTGCGCCAGCAGGCACAGGGCGATTAGTGCAATCATCATTCGCAACAGCAACCCGGATATCAGCCGAGGCTCCCGATGCGTCCAGTGCGATCTGCTCTTTTGCATGCTGATTGGCCTCTACAATGGTGTTGAAGATGGTCATGGTGGTCAGAACGTTGGATATTATGGCCTGAGCTGCGTTTACCTGCTGTTCGGCTCCATCGGCTCGCTGCTTTTCCTGCTCGGCTTTGTCTTTGTAGTGGCTGGCAGCGATAGCCAGCGTACCAATCAGCACGGCCATGATAGCCGGCAGCCAGAACTTTTTAACCAGCGCCAGAATGGCTTCGGCAGTCATTGCGGCTTACTCTGGTTAACCAGACGACCAACCACGCCGCATGCAGCGATTACCGCTGTAATGGCACCCATCGCACCCGGAGGGATTGCGGTCTTAAGGTCTGGCGGTAGCTCGGCCCATACCGTGGGGATAATCCCGGCCAGCACCAGTGCATGCATGGAGAACCAGCGCCATGCGCTTTTCCAGTCATCAACGAGTTTCATGAGAGAAATACCTCACGCTCTGCCTTGCGGCGATTCGTTAACCCAGCCATTACCTTGCCGCCTGACCGGTTCCAGCGAAGGAACTCATCAGCTGCGCTTTTCACATCGCCCGCATTCAGCTTCTTCATCAGCGTTGATGTGGATAGCGCTCGCGTACCGATGTTGTAGGCCAGCGACACAAGCGCGTCGTACTGGTTCTGGGTAACGGAGACTTTGAGCATCTTGCTTACCGCCTGGTCAAAGCTCACTACGCCAGTGCGCAGCAGGCGATCCGCCGTTGCGTCGTCAATCTTCATTCCGGGCTTGATAGGTTTGCCGTCGACTTTCCCAGTCCAGCCGTAACCTATCGTCCAGGGATCACCGCCGGTGCCCGGGTCGGGATATGCAGTTAACCGACAACCCTCAAATCGCTTAATTAGCGCGATACCGTTATTACTGATTTGCATCTTTAATCCCCGTCAGACGCTCCCAGAAATATGTCAACGCCACGGAACCCATCGCGCCGCTTATCCCCGCGGTTGCCAGAATCATGTAAATGCTCAGTCCGCTTTCAATGCTCACCAGGCCAGCAATAACGCCGGTAAACCCTGAAACCACCATTTGGGCAAGAGCATTGATCAAGCTCCACGTCGCCTTGCTCTGCTTCACATCTATCAGGTAGCGGACAAGTCCACCCCAGCAAGCAATGATCAGCAGAACCAGCCAGGACATCCCGGCAATGCTCTCTTTGTCTTGCATACGCTTAGCCATAGTTACCGCCTCCGATGAAAGATCGGGAAGCTGTGTGTGAGAAGGTCAGGGCCGTCGGGCTGATTTACCAACAAAGCGTCGAGGGTGATTCCCAGGGGCCCTGAAAATGTAGAATTATTAATCCGGATAGACTCGCATGCTTTCTATTTTGGTTATGAGTCCGCCATACAAATCAGGGTGCAGAGAATCACACAGCTCTTTGTAGGAGATTGCCATCTTCAGCTTTTCATTAAACCAAGCGGAGTGAGCTTCATGCGGATCTTCAAAGAGTCCTAAATATTTTCTTTCGCCATTAACTTGTATTTCTGATTGATACTTCCGGCTGTTGCTAACTTGGTATACGCCAATCGGAAGGTTGTTGTTTCTTGGCGGCCTAACAGTGATAAAGGCGTTGAGGAATGGCGGAATGAAAACGCACCTATCTTTTGAGTAAACTTTATTGCCCAGATAAAGCAAATCCTTGTCTAACTCGGCGCCTTCGAAGTAGTTCTTGTCGTAAAATTGCTGAAAATTACTGAACTTATGCCATTGTTCATCGACTGAGCATCCTTGGTATTCACTTTTAAATGCTGTTCCCTTTCCGTAGCATCTTTTCAGCATCCCAAACCATACTCTGTATGATCTGAGTTTTACTCCTTTATTGATAACGGGGTGCACATCGAGTTTGCCAACCCCAAAGACCAACCCGCTCGTTGAGTCGTGCATTGCGTTTACCTTCTTTGAGATGAACCTTTGTCGCATAGGAAATCAGCCCGTCGAGGCTCGCCAGCACTAACTGACTTCCTCAAAGGCTCATTTCAAAGTGATTGGTTCGACGTTATTTGGATGCGCATGCGAAGCGCGAAAAAAAAACCCGCTCAAGGCGGGAAGTAATACCAAGGGTAAAAGTGACGGCGGTAACGGACTTGAACCGCTACCCATTCGCTTACAAGGCGACTGCTCTACCATTGGAGCTAAGCCGGCTAATTTGGTGGAGCCCGATGGAATCGAACCATCTCCTGATACTCTTCAGGCATCCGCGCGAACCATCTACGCCAGAGCTCCGTAATTTGGCGGGACGACGTGGAATCGAACCACGATAAGCAGGTTAACAGCCTGCCGTAATTACCTTTATACGATCGACCCTCAATCTGGTTCAGGGCTCTTGCGCTGCGGGTGTCGACGTGTCGTGCAGCACGTCTCTACCCAAGAGCCCTGACCGGATTGCACAACCACACTCTCGCAGTGGTCCGCGCTCATGCCCTTGAGTCCATGCCGCATCATCGCCGCTTATAACCGGTGCACGTCTGGCATTCGCGCTGCTTTACCGGAGCTTCTTTTGATATAAGAACCTTGACCCGTCGCTACACAGGCTCGCTCAATGGCGACTCAGGGGAACATCACGACTGCTCCATTGCCTTGCGGCTGCGGTCTTACCGTTTATTTATGCATTTTTTCACCCTCCAGATACGGAAAAGCCCCGACGTTTCCGCCAGGGCCTTTTTATTCTTCATGCCGCCACTTAAAGTTAAGGCAGCATATCAAAGTAGACTCAAATATGACGCATTTAATTGACTTTTGCAAGACCTTGCTGCGAAAAAGTCGCTTTTTGTTGTGATCGTGTTCTCACGGCACAGAGAAGAGAGTCGCTATCAAGCCGCTTAAAAATGGCGCACATAGCCCGCCAGTAATCAGCGTAGTTATGGCACCAGTTATCAGGCTTAACGCCACACAGGGCTGCAAGATCCTGGTGTTGGTATACATACTTACCCGCCAGCTCTGCTTTCACGTCCTGCGCCGCCAGCCATATCAGTTTCTTCAGCCGCTCCATCGTCTTGCCGGCCACTTTCTTAGCGCCGAGTTGATCACGGAATTCTTCCCATGCCCACTGTGTTATCGCGACCTGATATTCAAAGCGGATGTTCTCGCTGTAATTCCACAGCAGCCAGGCTTTCTGATGCTCTTCCAGCGACAGCAGAGCCCGGCGCCAGCTTGCCGTCGAGTACTCAACGGGCAGAACGAGAGCGATTGATGAACCTTTTGCGCGCGACTGCTGCCCGGGGATTGGCGGGCTGGATGGGTTTACCATGCGGCCTGTTACCGGATCGGCTACTTTCTTCCTTCCCCGGCTGCGCGCCGTAGCGGTGAATTGTGCGTTCTCTGCAAAAGCAACCAACTGTCCTTTCGTCGCACCGCTCAGATCCGCGGTGGCCACTATCAGCTGCTGGCGAACATACTCAAGGTACTGGGTATTCATGCTTTCTCTCCTGAAGCCTGATAGATGCGGACGAAATTCTTCAAAATTCGGTAGTCAACCAGTACGGTGCCACGGTGCCGGCATAGACGCAGCTTTTGCCAGCGGTCGCGGATGCGTTCGATAACGTCACGGCTCATGCGGCCTCCTGATGGCGGGCGCGGCGCTTTTCCAGCGCGCGGGCTCTGCGGGTGAATATGGATTTGATTCGCTGCAGGTAGGGAATGTCGAACCGGCGCGGCTCGTTATCAGCCTCAAGGCGCTCAACGCGATCCAGGCCAATGCGTTCAATCAGGTGAATGCGATATTCAACAGCGTTGCCGCTCAACTGCCGGTTGCAGCGGGTGCAGGCGGAGTGGACATTGAACACGTTGAATTTCAGGTGAGACGCCGCGCCGCGGGAACGGTAGTGACTGGCATCAATGGC